TCTGCAAGCGTCTCAATCGTGTCCTTGGTGAGAAACTAATGAAACGTTTCTCTAACTGGGGACTTGTGACTGAAGGTGAAATTTTCATCAATGGTCGTAAGCACACAACCTTTGATGTTGGTGGATTAACTCAACTTGACTATCTCGACCTTTATAAGAAGTTTACTTATAAAGCACAGGAATCTTATCGCCTTGATTACATTGCCGAAGTAGAACTGGGACAGAAGAAACTAGACCACTCGGAGTTTGATACCTTTAAAGATTTCTATACTCAAGGGTGGCAGAAGTTTATTGAATACAACATCGTTGACGTGGAACTTGTTGACCGTTTGGAAGACAAGATGAAACTCATCGAACTTGCCCTTACTATGGCTTATGACGCAAAGGTAAACTATGCTGATGTGTTTTATCAAGTTCGTATGTGGGACAATATTATTTACAACTATCTTAAGAAAAGAGATATTGTAATTCCCCCAAGAAATAGGTCCCAGAAGAACGAAAAGTATGCTGGTGCATATGTAAAAGAACCCATCCCTGGCAGATATGATTGGGTTGTGAACTTTGACCTTAACTCACTGTATCCGCACTTGATTATGCAATACAACATCTCACCAGAAACTCTGGTAGACGAAAAGCACCCAACAGCAAGTGTTGATAAAATCCTCAATCAAACTATCAATTTTGAACTGTATAAGGATTATGCAGTCTGTGCGAATGGTGCAATGTTCCGAAAGGACATTCGTGGATTTCTCCCTGAACTGATGGAAAAGATGTATCAGGACCGCGTTATCTTCAAAAAGAAGATGATTGAAGCAAAGAAAGAGTATGAGAAAACCAAGAATAAAGAATTGGTAAAAGAGATTGCCCGCTGCAATAATATTCAGATGGCAAAAAAGATTTCTCTTAACTCTGCTTATGGTGCGATTGGTAATCAGTATTTTCGATACTACAAACTTGAAAATGCAGAGGCAATCACTCTAAGCGGCCAAGTTTCAATTCGATGGATTGAAGGTAAGATGAATTCTTATTTAAATAAACTTCTTAAGACGGAGGATGTAGATTATGTTATTGCTTCAGATACTGATTCTATCTATCTTAATATGGGTCCTGTGGTTGAACGTGTATTCAAAGGAAGAGAGAAAACTACTGAGAGCATTGTCACGTTCCTTGATAAGGTCGCTTCGATGGAACTTGAAAAGTATATTGAAAGTTCTTACCAAGAACTGGCTGACTATGTAAATGCATACGACCAGAAGATGCAGATGAAACGGGAGAACATTGCTGACCGTGGAATCTGGACTGCTAAGAAAAGATACATTCTTAATGTTTGGGATAGTGAAGGAGTTCGCTATGAAGAACCCAAACTAAAAATGATGGGTATTGAAGCTGTTAAATCTTCCACTCCTGCACCTTGTCGTAAAATGATTAAGGATGCTCTTAAGATGATGATGAGTGGAACTGAAGATGATGTAATTAATTTTATTGAAAACGCACGTAAGGAATTTAAGTCGCTTCCACCAGAGCAAATCTCATTTCCACGTTCAGCATCCGACGTTCAGAAGTATAAGTCTTCATCTGATATTTACATAAAAGGAACACCCATTCACGTTCGTGGAGCACTACTTTTTAATCATTATATTAAAGAAAATAAATTAACCAACAAATACTCCCTTATTCAAAATGGGGAGAAGATTAAGTTTATCTATTTAAAGAAACCAAATACTATTCACGAGAATATTATTTCTTTCATTCAAGAGTTTCCGAAGGAACTTAATCTTGACAAATACATAGACTATGAACTACAATTTGAGAAAGCATTTCTAGAGCCACTCAAGATTATTCTTGATGCAATTGGGTGGTCTGTAGAAAAAACTGTAAACCTTGATTCCTTTTTTGCTTGATGGATTTGCCTATTAATGACGACGAACTGAATACAATTGTAAGTGCAATGCACCTTGGAGGAGATGTGGCACTCTATCAAAAACTAAAACTTGTGAAAGAACTTAGAGAAAAAGGGTTACCTTATAAAAAAATTCTTAGAGAAGAATATGGAATGGTTGTATGATGGAACTTCCAATAAATCAGAAAGAACTTGATATTATAATCAAACTTCTGAAATATTCTCATCCAGATTTATATGCAAAATTGTGGTCTTTTAACATTAATAGAAAAAAATAATTATGGACTTCCTTAAAGATATTGTAAAAGAAATTGGTGATGATTACACCAAACTAGCATCTGATATTGACGAAACAGAAACTTATGTTGATACGGGCTCATACATTTTTAATGCACTTGTTTCAGGTAGTATATTTGGTGGTGTATCTGGGAATAAGATTACTGCTATTGCTGGAGAGTCTAGTACTGGAAAGACTTTCTTCTCTCTCGCAGTGGTTAAGAACTTTCTTGATGCTAATCCCGATGGTTACTGTCTCTACTTTGACACTGAGGCTGCTATCACTAAATCACTTGTAGAGTCTCGTGGTATTGATACTTCCCGCTTGGTAGTCGTCAATGTTGTTACGATTGAAGAGTTTCGTGGAAAGGCACTTAAAGCGGTAGATCTTTACCTTAAGAAACCTGTTGAAGAACGCAAACCTTGTATGTTTGTGCTAGACTCTCTAGGAATGCTTTCTACAGAAAAAGAAATCACTGATGCACTAAACGACAAGCAAGTCCGTGATATGACTAAATCGCAACTTGTTAAAGGTGCTTTCCGAATGCTCACACTCAAACTAGGTCAAGCAAATGTTCCACTCCTTGTCACAAATCATACATACGATGTCATCGGAGCTTATGTACCAACGAAAGAAATGGGGGGAGGTTCTGGACTCAAATACGCAGCAAGTACGATCATTTATCTCAGCAAAAAGAAAGAAAAGGATGGAACAGAAGTGGTCGGCAATATTATCAAAGCTAAGACTGCTAAGTCGCGTTTGAGTAAAGAAAACAAAGATGTGGAGATTCGTCTTTTTTATGATGAACGCGGTCTGGATAGATATTACGGACTACTTGAACTCGGTGAGATTGGCGGTCTGTGGAAGAATGTCGCAGGGCGTTATGAAATTGATGGTAAGAAAATCTATGCTAAGCAGATTCTCAAGGAACCTGAGGTTTATTTCACTGAAGAAGTAATGGAACAATTGGATCAAATCGCACGCAAGGAATTTAGTTATGGAGAAGGTTGAGTTTCTAATTCTTAGAAACCTTTTACACAATGAAGAATATGTACGTAAGGTAATACCTTTTATCAAATCAGAATACTTTGAAGATCAAAATCAAAAGATTGTATTCGAAGAAATTCTTAAGTTTGTCCAAGAATATAATCAACCAGCAACGAAAGAAGTTCTTTGCATTGAAGTAGAAAATCGTCAAGATATTAATGAATCTTCTTTTAAAGAGATTTCTCAGATTATTAGTTATCTTGGCGATGAACCTTCCGAATTTAATTGGTTAGTTGATACTACTGAGAAGTGGTGCCGCGACCGTGCAATTTACCTTGCACTTATGGAATCAATCCATATTGCAGATGGTAAAGATGAGAAGAAAAATCGTGATAGTATTCCTAGTATTCTATCAGACGCTCTGGCAGTATCCTTCGATACACACATCGGACACGATTATCTGCTAGACTATGAACAACGCTATGAGTCCTATCATAAGAAGGAAGAGAAAATTGAATTCGACCTTGAGTACTTTAACAAAATCACAAAAGGTGGTCTACCTAATAAGACTCTCAATATCGCTTTGGCTGGTACGGGTGTCGGAAAAAGTCTCTTTATGTGCCATGTGGCTGCTTCCGTCTTATTGCAAGGCCGCAACGTTCTCTACATCACTCTTGAAATGGCGGAAGAGCGAATTGCAGAGCGAATTGATGCAAACCTTCTCAATGTCCCGATTCAAGATATTGCGGACCTTCCGAAGCAGATGTTTGAAAACAAGGTCACGAACCTTGCGAAAAAGACACAGGGCACTTTAATCATTAAAGAGTATCCAACTGCTTCAGCACACGCAGGACATTTCAAGTCTCTTCTGAATGAACTTGCGCTGAAAAAGTCATTCCGCCCAGATATTATCTTCATTGATTATCTGAATATTTGTTCCTCTTCTCGTTATCGTGGAAATGCAAATATCAACTCTTATACCTTTGTAAAAGCAATTGCAGAAGAACTCCGTGGTCTTGCTGTAGAGTTTAATGTTCCGATTGTGAGTGCTACTCAGACAACTCGTTCTGGTTATGGTTCTTCTGATGTGGAACTAACTGATACTTCAGAATCATTTGGACTTCCTGCTACTGCCGACTTGATGTTTGCTCTGATTTCTACAGAGGAACTTGAGGGACTTGGACAGATTCTTGTAAAACAACTTAAGAATCGTTATAATGACCCTACCATTCATAAGCGTTTTGTGATTGGTATTGATAGGGCGAAGATGCGTCTTTATGACTGCGAACAATCAGCTCAGCAAGATATCCTTGACAATGGAAAGGATGAAGAGTATGATTATGAAGAGAAAAAACCTAAAAAAACATTTGAGGGATTTAAATTCTAATGACTATTGATTTAAACAAATATGTCGAATTCGTTAATACCACTACCTCTAATCCTAGCAAAGACCACACATCTTTCGTCAATCGTATTATGGAACTGCGGGAACAAGAGTTTCCTACCGAGCGATTGCTTACTGCTGCTGTAGGTATGAGTGCAGAGGCAGGTGAGTTTACTGAGATTGTAAAGAAGATTGTATTTCAGGGCAAACCTGTAAACCAAGAAAATCTATTTCACCTGAAGCGCGAACTTGGTGATATTCTGTGGTATGTTTCTCAGGCGTGTATTGGACTTGATATTTCTATTGAAGAAGTAATCCAAATGAACTTTGAGAAACTAAGTGCTCGCTATCCTGAGGGTGCTTTTAGTATTGAACGTTCTGAAAATCGTGTGGAGGGAGACCTGTGACTGAAGAAAAACAAGTAACACTTAAACTTGATGCTCGTACAGCAGCAGCAGTTCGCCAAGTTCTGTTTGATGCTCAGAAAGGATACACCTATGATGAGGTGAGTGTTCCTCCTCGTGTCGTTGATATTCGTAATGTGATTCAAGACCTTGATGATAGTATTAGTGCTGTTCTTGGTGGTTGACCCTTCGGGGTCTTTTTTTATAAATAACTAAAAAAGTAATTTGTAAAAATGGATCCTAAAGAACTGCGCGGTTTAATGGAAGCATATTCTGAAGTTTATGCTCCTCAAGAAGTAGATGAAGCAATCTATAGCGAAAAGGGTAAAGCAAAAGCGGCAGAAATGATTGCTAAGCGTTCCACTCCTTCTGGTAGAGCAAAAGCAGGTAAAGGTGCTAATGTTTCTCAAATCAGACAAATTCGTGGTTCTGGTAGAGGCGACTTTGATAGAGAAGGTCTGGGTGGAACTCCAATGACTCCAACCATGGCTAAAAATCCAATTAAGAAACAGAGCTATACTGGAACTGGAAACAAAGCAGCAAGAAGAGCAGGATTAACACCAACCAGAGAAAAACCAAATGCTTGGAAAGAAGACCTTGATATCTTTGATGTAGTCCTTGAGTTCCTCCAAGCAGAAGGATTTGCAGAAACTCTGGAAGAAGCAGAGTGGATGATGGCAAATGTGATTGATGAGGAAGCGATTTCTATTGTTCTCGGTGAAGCACAAGAGGCTCGCAACAACCCTGAGAAGTATGAAGCAGACCAAAAGAAAAAGTCTGCTCCTGTTCGTGGAGAAAAAACTCCTATGCCACCAAGAGGTGATAAGCGTAGAGAGGACTTTGAGAAGTGGTATGCTAAGCAAATGGGTCGCTGATAAATAAACACGGAAGGTTGCTCCAACCCCTTGACTTTTTAGTTGAGGGGTTTTATAATGTCTTTATCGGGGGATTAGCTCAGTTGGTAGAGCACCTGCTTTGCAAGCAGGGAGTCAGGAGTTCGAGTCTCCTATTCTCCATTTCTAAATACTTGAAAGAGTATTTTCGTTTAATGGCAAAAATAACTGTAGATAATAAAGATGTAGAAGTCCTAAGCGAAGCTATGTTTTGCTATTACTTCGCTTTAAAGTTAAAGGGAAAACTCAATCAATATAGACAACAAGATTGGAACAGTATTCTAAAAAAAAGTGATTTAGATTCTTGGACTAGGCAAAATGGAATATACTCTATAGTTGCTAGAGTTAATAGTGATTCTGCTTTTTTATCTAGACTCAATAAAGTTTCGACTTTTTTAATTGAAAAAGGTTGGCACGAAAGATTAGTCGCACAACAAGAAAAGTTTTTTTCAAAATACACTTTCAGTAGTAATTTTCTTGCTATGAGAGCGGATGAAATACCTTCAATATATGATCCATATAAGGTTTATGAAGTATCTTCTCAAAAAGCAAAGACAGCATATGGATTTAAAGGAACTGTTGATAAAGATAAATGGAATCCTTCTGATGTGTGGATATTTTCTCCAAAATCTATTCAGATTTTAAAAAAATATGTTTCTAAATTGGGAGATTCTATTTTAAAAAATGATGAATACAAAGTTGGATTTTTAAATGCTCTCAATAATAAAATTTATGATCTTTTTAAGAAAAACTTATTATACCCAGTTTCTTTGAAAGCCCCTAGTGGTGCTGTTAAAATAGTAGAAGAAAATACAAGATTTAGTTCTATTAAAAAGGTAGTAAGATACACACAAATGAAATATGAAAATAACAATCAAGATGCAAAGATAGGATTTGCTGTTGATTTGTATGATGAAACAACTAAAAAAATAATTAAAAAGGATGAAATAATAGGTAATATAAAAACAAAAACTGTAAAGTCTGGTGGGGCAAGATTAGAAGTTGAAGTTAAGGGTGGGGGTGCTAGGTATGGATCTATGGGAACAGAAAATTATCAGTGGATAATAAAGGAAACTGATTCTTCGGGAATAAATTCTTTAAATCAACTAAGATCTAAACATCCAGAATTAAAAAAATATTGGGGATCTGGATCAGAATGGTTATCAAGAAAAAATTTGTTAAATGAGTTTAAAAAAGACCCAAAAAAATTTGCTGCAGAAATAGAACCCTATACTCAAACATTATACAAACATTTAAATAATTCTCCTTGGGATGCAACAACAGCAGAGCGTTCAGCTAGAACACCAGAAGAAGCTTGGTTAAATAAAACACACGCTGGGGAAATTGCAGTTGCTGTTAATGATATAATGAATAAAATAAAAAGAGATATAACGGTTGAAAATTTATTTGATCTGGCTGCATCGCAGAGATTATCTGCAGGAGTTAGAGCGGAACAACTTGATAGAAGAAGAAACACTGTGTCTAAAGAACTTCAAACAGATTTAAATGCTATTCCACCATCGAGTGCTTCTATTATATGGAATGCTTGTTTTTATATTGTAGTTAAGTAAAATCAATAAATAAAAGTATAAGATTTATCAATATGAAGAGTTTTTCCAAATTTCTAACTGAGGCAACACAATCGCAAGCATCGATGCAAGCGAAAAAGTTAAACCTCAAGAGTGATGGCCACGGCGGTTGGTTAGATAGCCGTGGAGAGTTTGTTGCGAAAACAGAAAATGGAAAACTTGTGTTTTATGATAAAGGTAGAGTAGAAGGCGGAAAAGACCAACCAAAAGGTGCAGTAGGAAAATCACCAGCAGCACAAAAACCAGAAGCAAAACCAACTGCAGCACCTGCACCAAAAGCACCTGCAAAAGCAGAAACTCCAACTGATGATGTTGATACTGGTAGTGATACTTTAACTGTTGCATTTGGTCGTTTCAATCCACCAACAGTTGGCCACGAAAAACTTTTAAAGGCAGCAAGAAAAGCAGCAACTGGTGGAGACCTTAAGATTTATCCTTCAAGAACTCAGGATGCCAAGAAAAATCCTCTTGACCCTGATATGAAGATTTCGTTTATGAAAAAGATGTTCCCTGATTTTGAAGAGAACATTATTAATGATGATGAGATGAAGTCAATATTTAATGTATTGATTGCAGCATCAGAAGCAGGATATGCAAATGTCAATATCGTTGTAGGTTCTGATAGACAAGCAGAGTTTGAAAATCTAGCTCAGAAATATAATGGAGACCTTTATGAGTTTGATTTAATCCGTGTAATCTCTGCTGGTGTAAGAGATGCTGATGCTGAGGGTGTAGAAGGAATGTCAGCATCTAAAATGCGTAAAGCAGTTATTGAAGATGACTTTGATTCATTCCGAAAAGGAACACCAAAGACATTAGATGATGGTGATACACAAGCATTATTCGATGCAGTCCGTCAAGGAATGGGTGCAAAGAAAAAGAAGAAAGTTGCAGAGTTATGGCAGATTGCTCCAAAGTATGATGCAGAAACTCTCCGTGAAAACTACATCAAAGGTAACATTTTTAGAATTGGTGATATTGTAGAGAATTTAAATACTGGTCTTGTTGGCGAGATTATCAGAAGAGGAACTAACTATCTTATCTGTGTAACAGAAGATGAGTATATGTTTAAGTCTTGGATTCGTGATGTAATGGAAGCAGAGGTAGAAGTTCCAACAACTAACTTAAAAAAACTTGTGAAGAGAGCTATTAATAGAAGAGATAATAATATTGATGGATTTGTAGATAAAGAAGACCCAAAGGTTGGTCCTTATGGTGCTTTTATTCCTCAAGCAAGAAATCTTCCTAAGAACTTTAAGGAAGCATACCAAGAAGTAAGAGTTGAGAAAAAGATGAGAGCTCCTGGAAAACCAAATACGCTGGCAGGAACAGGTGGATATTTTAAGTATGTGTCTGATATGACGCCTGGATTTGAAAAGGGAGATAAGACAAACCTACAATATGGAGCAAAACCTTATAGTGGATATAAGCAAACAAATATTAGGGATTTCATAAATAAGTATAAAGTAAAGAAATAGTAAATTACAATGTCTATCAATCCTCTAAATGATATTTCTGCAGTTTATCTTAAACAGGTTGCGGAAAAAAAGGACAATTCATATCTTGAGACTGATATGAAAAAACGTCATGAGAATAATGAAAAGGCGCGTGAAGAAATGCGTAAGACTAAGGCAAATAAGGATATGGTAAAGGCTGCTAGAAAGTCTATGGGAATTGAAGAGGAAAGAAATGATGAGCCTGGTGAAGGCACAAGACAAAAGTATGGTGATATGCGTGGTTTAGATCGTAGTGGTCCTCCAACATCATTTGGTGGAAAGTGGCAAAGTAAAGACAGAAAGGCAGCAGGTGCAGCAGCTCTTGCTAAACTTAATAAGGAAGAAATTGAAATTGGTGAAGCAGAGGAAAAGGATCCTTTTGGAAGACCAGGTGGTAAGTATGGTGGAGTTCCCAAAAAGGGTGGTGGATATGATAGAGGTTATCAGGCGATGCAGAAAAAACTTAAAGAGTTGGATAAATTAAAAAAAGAAGAAACTGAAATAGAAGAAGCAGTAAAGGGTGCTGACCCAGAGATGAGAAAAGCAGCATCTGATGAAAGAAGAGAAGGTGATAAAAGACTTTCTCCTTCTAAAGGAAAAGGTTATGCAGACCAGCAAAAGCAACAAATTTCTTATATGGATAAAGTAACCAAGAAGAATAAGAATGTGGTTGGTCTTGTTACCAAGGAAGCATTAGACCCAGTAGGTAAAGAAGATGCTGATATTGATAATGATGGCGATACTGATAAGTCCGATAAGTATCTCCATAATCGTCGTAAGGCAGTTGGTAAGGCAATTGCTAAGAAGAAAGGGATGAAGGAAGGTTTCTCAAACTGGAGACAAGACCTTTCTGAGGTTATGGATGATGCTGAAGCAACTAAAGAAATTAAAGAAAAGAAGGTTAATAATAAGGTAAAGACTTCTGCTATGGGCGGAGGTATTAAATTAGGTGAAGCAGTAGAGGAGATTGGTGGAACTCTGCTTGAAATGGTTGAAATTGATGAAGTAGATTACATTATTGAAAGTGCATATAATGAGCTTATTGAAGAGGGTTATGATGAGAATGATATTGAAGAAGCACTTGAGTATGCGCTAACTGAAGCAAAAGTAACTTTCGGACACGATACTTCTTCAACCGAAAAGAAAAAAGAAGGTCTTTTAAGTGCTGCTAGAAAGAAACTTTCTGGTGCAAAAGCATCTGCAAAGGCAGCAGTTGCAAGAGGAGCAAGAAAGGTTGCTAAAGGTGCATTAGGTGTTGCACGTAAAATGGAAGGTGGAGATAAGGCACCAAAAGCAACAGAAAGAAAACCATCAACATATCGTGGCGCCGGCGCAGGAACCAAAGAAAAAGTAAGTAGTGGTTCTTATACTGCTCCAACCAAGAAGAAGGCAGAAAAACCTGCTGATCCTTGGGAAGGAACTGCAAGCACTCCACCCAAAGCAAAGGCAAAGAAGGCTGCTGCTCCTAAAGCAAAAGCACCTGCTGCTCCAAAGAGAAAGAGAAAAGCAAGTAAATTAGATTCTTTACTTACTTCAATAAGAAGTGAAGAAGTGCAGATTGATGAGAAGGCACTTAGCAAGCAGCAGCAAAAGTTTATGGGAATGGTTTATGCTGTAAAGAAAGGTGAAATGGAAGCACCTTCACCTGAAGTTGCAAAGGCAGCCGCAGGAATGACTAAGCAGCAGGCCAAGGATTTTGCTAAGACTAAGCACAAGGGTCTTCCTCAAGTTAAAGAAGCAATGGATGATTCTGTTGAAACATCATCAACAGCGTCTGGAACATCACCAGTTGATGATAAGAAAATGGAACAGCAGAGAAAGAAAATCCAAATGCAAAAAGTTAGAGACCTAACAGTGCGTCTCGCAGCAGCAAGAAAGGGTGTTTATTAATCTGATTTTAACAAAACTATTTTCTAAATAGTTTTGAATCCACTATTCGGAGGACATCATGGGCGCACTAGTAGAGGTTGTAAAACCACTTATTCTCGCTGCTATGAATTCTTGCCACACTAAGCGTCTTGTAGTTGAACTACTTGAGCGTTATGTGAATACTACAGATAATGATATTGATAATGTAATTGCCGCATCAGTAAGAACTGCACTTCTTAAGAATTGTAAGTGATTACTTGTCTAGTAACAAACTGGGGAATAACTGTTATCCTTGGTTTGTTGCTTACCGCATCTGAGTGGTTAGCAAAGACAAAAAAATTTGAGGAAAATGGTCTATTAGATTTAATAACTCACTTTTTAAAAACAGTTTTAAAACATAAGAGAGGCCAAAAGTAAGGTCTCTCTTTTTTATAAATATTCATAGCAAATATTTTTTACGGAAAAGAACATGGCACTCTGGGGAGACAAAGATAACATTTATTCTGGTGGCACCGTATCTTTAGATTATCAAACTGGTGTTGTAACTGGAAGCGGCACCACTTTTGGTAACGTTGGAGCTGCTGGAACGGGAGACGTTATCCGTTTCGGTGAAGTGGTTGGCGGCACTTATTACGGCGATGCTGTAATTGTTGGAATTGCTAGCACAACACAACTCACGATTGGTTCTACGGCTGGACTTAGTGGCGCTACTATTTCTGGTGCTGAATTTACAGTAAATCAGCAACCAAAGTATGGTGTTCTTGACGTTCACTATAGTCAAAAGTATGAATCAACTGCTGAAACAATTAATGCAGTTGTAACCACTGCATCAGCACCTGGAGCTGGTGTAGGAACCGATGTTGTTGCTATCGCTAGCACCACTGGCATTCTTGTTTCCGATACTTTGACTGCTGCAGGTGGAGTAAGTGCTGAAGTTACTTCAATTGGCGCTACAACAGTTTCTCTTGGTTCTACCATCTCTGCAGGAATTGCAACTGATGCAACAGTTACCTTCACTCGTGTAACTGGTGGTTATAATTCTTATATCGCTGGTGTTTCTACAACTGGTGTTGGACTCGCTCAATCAACTGCATATGAAGTTGGAACTGGTTGGGTTGGAGTTACTACTTACAAGGACGCTGAAGGAAACCTCAGAGTTAAGAAAGAAATTCTAGTTGCAATGTCTGGCATTCAGACAGGTAATGTTCCTGTTTATGATGCAGACCCAACCATCTGATAATATATGATTTTTAATGAACTGAATGAGGACAATTTCCTCTTATTCGCTATTAAGAATTATGAGAATCCTCAGGCGGTAACAAAAGAAGATTTTGATAAGGATCTTAATCATTTCAAATATATTAAAAGACTTTTGAAACGATACAAGAATACGGGTCAGTTAAAAACTCATCTTCTTCTTAATCATTTTATTATTCTTTATAATATTTTTGGTGAGGCTGCAACTCCAATGCTTTTTTTTAAAATAGAAAAAGAGTTGTGGTCTCCTATGAAAACATTTATGATTTTTTTGGATAAAATACCTGAATACCCTAAGTGTCATATTCATAGTATTCCAACAGATTCAATTTGTTTACAAGAACTTCAAAGCATCTTCAAACCAAATGAATAAGATCGATAAGATTATTGATATTGTTAGAAAGAATATCCAAGAAGAGATTGCAACGAATGCTGCGAGTAGTGGTAATTTTGCTGGTCTTCCGCCAGATGAACCTCCTGTTAGAGTGAGGAAAAAAGAAAGAAAGTATATGAAGAGTCCTGGTAGAAAAATTTGGCTAGAATTCCTCAGATCCTCCAATGGCAGAAGAAGTTAAAGTGGCTCTATTAGAGCAAAAACTTGAAGACTTAAAAGATATCATCGTCAAGATAGATGATGCTATCGAAAAAATGAGTGAGGTAAATAGTAATGTAAGCAGGATGCTTGCCGTCCATGAACAAAGAATTACCAAACAAGAAGAAGTTGACAACTTACTCTTTACTAAAATTGACAAACTCCGTGATAAAGTTGACAGGGATTATGACGCACTTGTTACGAGAGTACAGACCATAGAAAAAAGAGTGTGGATGGCAATCGGCGCCATTGCATGTATAACCTTTTTGGTTAACAATACTCGTGTCATAGAAATCTTGACACCAGAACCCCAAGCATCTATAATAGAGCAACGCAACTTTAAGGTTTGATTATGGATTTTGTTGATGTTAAATACATCAATTTGATTTCTTCTCGTCTTCAGAAATTTAAAAAAGTAAAGAATAATCTTTATAATTTTAGATGTCCTATCTGTGGAGATTCTCAGAGGAACAAGAATAAAGCAAGGGGATATCTTTATCAAGTAAAAAACAATACAAACTTTAAGTGCCACAATTGTGGAGTTAATGTATCCTTTAATAACTTTTTAAAGCAAGTAGATTCTGTTGTTTACAAGCAGTATACTTTTGAAAAGTTTAAAGAAGGAAAAACAGGAAAGAACTTTGCAGTAGAAGAACCTGTGTTTCATTTTGAAGCACCAAAGTTTAAGACAAAACTAGATTTGCCTAAAGCATCAGAAAATGCTGACGCAAAGGAATATTTAGAAAATAGAAATTTAAATCCGGATAAATTTTATTACACAGATAAATTTAAATCGTGGACAAATTCTTTAAAAGATGTCTTCGATGATACCATTGTAGATGAACCTAGGATTATTATTCCTTTGTTCTATCAAAATACTCTAGTTGGATTTCAAGGCCGAGCACTTGGTCCAAGTAAGATCAAATACATTACAGTAATGCTTGATGATGATGCACCAAAAATCTATGGTCTCGATGAGATTGAAAAAAGTAAAACTGTCTACATCACGGAAGGTCCATTCGACTCAACTTTCATTCGCAACGCGATTGCTCTTTGTGGAGCTGACGGTGATATTGGTAAGTGGGGTATTGACAATTGTGTTTGGATCTATGATAACGAACCAAGGAATGCTGAAATCCATCGCAGAATCGAACAATGTATCAGTAGAGGAGATAAGGTCGTAATATGGCCTTCCAACATAAAGGAAAAAGATATTAATGATATGACACTATCTGGACTTGATGTTCAGTCTGTGATAGAATTAAATACATATTCTGGATTAGAAGCAAAACTTAAATTTACTAATTGGAAGAAAATATGAGTAACGGAACAAAAGTACAAAAGCGTGATGGTCGAATTGAACCTCTCGACCTTGATAAGATGCATTTGATGGTTGAGGAGGCGTGTAAGGGTCTTGCAGGGGTCTCTGCAAGTCAAGTTGAAATGAAGTCTGGTATTCAATTTTATGATGGAATCTCTACCGGAGAGATTCAAGAAATTCTAATTCGTAGTGCAAGTGATCTTATTGATCTGGATCATCCAAACTATCAATATGTTGCTGCTCGTTTGCTTCTGTTCTCAGTTCGCAAACAACTTTATGGGAAGATGAAAGAGCTTCCCACACTAGAACAGCACATTATTGATTGTGTTTCTGCTGAGGTATATGATAATGATATTTACAACAAATACTCTCAAGAAGAAATTGCAAAAGCTGATAGTTGGATTGATCATGAGCGTGACATGCTATTCACTTATGCAGGTCTACGTCAGGTCGTTGATAAGTACCTCGTGCAAGATAGAAGCAGTGGCGGTGTATATGAAACACCACAGTTTATGTACATGATGATTGCTTTGACTATCTTTGCGGAGTATCCAAAAGAAACTAGAATGTCATATGTAAAGAGGTATTATGACGCAATCTCAAAACACAAAATCAACATCCCAACACCAATCATGGCAGGAGTGCGGACTCCGCTTAGACAATTTGCTAGCTGTGTGCTTGTTGACGTTGATGACACCCTCGATAGTATCTTTAGTAGCGATATGGCTATTGGCAGATACGTTGCACAGAGGGCGGGGATCGGCATCAACGCTGGTCGCATCCGTGGCATCAACAGCAAAATCAGAGGTGGAGAAGTTCAACACACGGGTGTTGTACCATTTCTCAAGAAGTTTGAAGCAACTGTCAGATGTTGCACGCAAAATGGCATACGAGGTGGATCCGCGACAGTCCACTTCCCAATCTGGCACCAAGAAATAGAAGACATTCTAGTTCTTAAAAATAACAAGGGTACGGAGGATAATCGAGTTCGTAAACTTGACTACTCTATTCAGATTTCAAAGTTGTTCTATGAAAGGTTTATCAAAGATGAAGAGGTTACTCTCTTCAGTCCCCATGACGTACCTGGACTTTATGATTCTTTCGGACTCCCTAGTTTTGATGATCTCTACGTTTCGTATGAGAACGATCCGTCCGTTCCGAAAAAGACTATTAAAGCGCAAGAACTCATTCTCAACCTCCTTAAAGAAAGGGCTGAAACGGGTCGTATCTACATCATGAATATCGACCATTGCAATTCTCACTCATCCTTTAAGGATAAAGTTGAGATGAGCAATCTTTGTCAGGAAATCACTTTGCCAACTTATCCAATCCAGCATATTGATGATACGAGTGGTGAGATTGCACTTTGCATTCTTTCTGCTATCAATGTTGGTAAGGTTAAGTCTGATGATGAACTTGAGGAACTTTGTGAACTTTCGGTTCGCGGACTTGATGAGTTGATTGACTATCAAAAATACCCCGTAGCAGCAGCGGAGATCGCCACCAAGGCACGTCGTTCTCTTGGAATAGGGTTTATTGGTCTTGCACACTATTTGGCAAAATTGGGATTCAATTATGGAGACCAGGAGGCCTGGGATGCAGTTCATGGACTTTCAGAGTCTTTCCAATATTATCTTCTCAAAGCATCTAATCAACTTGCTAAAGAGAAAGGGCATTGCGAATACTTTGGTCGTACTAAGTATGCAGATGGAATTCTTCCAGTTGATACTTATAAAAAGGATGTGGATGAAATTACTACAAATAACCTAACACATGATTGGGAAACTCTTAGAGCATCTATCTTGGAATACGGCCTCAGGCACTCAACTCTGTCCGCACAGATGCCTTCGGAGAGTAGCTCCGTTGTGTCAAACGCAACTAACGGTATCGAACCACCTAGAGATTACTTGTCCGTTAAGAAATCAAAGAAAGGACCTCTTAAGCAAATTGTTCCACAATATCAAACTCTCAAGAACAACTATACGCTTTTATGGGATATGCCTAACAATACTGGGTATATTAATGTTGTTGCAGTGATGCAAAAGTTCTTCGATCAAGCAATTTCTGGTAACTGGAGTTACAATCCAGAAAACTATGATAACAATGAAGTTCCTACTTCAGTTATGGCAAATGACTTTTTGACTACATACAAATATGGGTGGAAAACTTCTTACTATCAAAACACTTATGATATTAAGACTGATGAGGTGGTAGAAGAGAAACCCAATCTTAAAGATTTGCTAAGTGAGTTAAGTTCAGTAGAGGAGGGAGAGTGTGAATCCTGTGCAGTTTAAGATTTCTTCAATAGAAGAACCAACACAGATTAAAGGAATGACAGTTTTTAATACTGAGCAAGTGAATACCAAAAAGCAACCAATGTTTTTTGGAAAACCTTTGGGAGTTCAGAGATACGATTCATACAAATATCCCGTATTCGATAAACTGACTACTCAGCAACTAGGTTACTTCTGGAGACCTGAAGAGGTTTCTCTCCAGAAGGACCGTGGAGATTATCAAACACTTCGCCCTGAGCAGAAGCATATCTATACTTCTAACTTGAAGTATCAGATCATGTTGGACTCTATTCAAGGTCGTGGACCTGGTATGGCTTTCATTCCATACTGCTCACTTCCCGAATTGGAAGCATGTATGGAAGTGTGGGGATTCATGGAAATGATTCACTCGCGTTCATACACGTATATCATTAAAAATGTATATTCAGACCCAAGTGAGGTGTTTGATAAAATTGTGACTGATGAGCGTATTCTGGAGCGTGCTAAGAGCGTTACAGAATCATATGATGACTTCATTCAATCATCGCAACAGTATGGTGTGTCTGATGCTTGGATGCACAATCTTGAAGGAGTATCATACGCAAAGGAAACACTTAATGACGTTAAACGAAAACTCTACAGAGCAGTCGCAAACGTTAACATTCTTGAAGGTATTCGCTTCTACGTTAGTTTTGCTTGTAGTTTCGCCTTTGGCGAACTTAAGCTTATGGAAGGATCCGCTAAAATCATTAGTCTCATCGCAAGAGACGAAAACCAACATCTAGCTATCACTCAGAACATTTTGAACAAATGGCGCGATGGTGATGATCCAGAAATGAAGCAGATTATGAAAGAGGAAGAAGAGTGGACATATGCTATGTTTGATCGTGCTGTAAATGAAGAAAAGCGTTGGGCAGATTATCTGTTCAAAGATGGAAGCATGATTGGACTAAACGATAAACTTCTTCAACAATACGTTGAGTGGATTGCCAATAGAAGACTTAAAGCGATTGGACTAAAACCTCAATACGATATCTCAGCAAACAATAATCCACTTCCTTGGACTCAGCACTGGATTTCCTCTAAAGGTCTCCAGGTGGCTCCCCAGGAAACAGAAGTAGAAAGTTATGTAGTAGGTGGAATCAAACAGGATGTGAAAAAAGACACATTCAGTGGTTTCAAACTGTAATAATATACAAAAACTTTATTGGAGGGGTGTGGAAACTCCCCTCTTTTTTGTATAAAATAAAAATAAATAATTCTTAACAATACTTAACGCAAATAATAAAAAATGCCTTATCCTGTTACTTTAGAAGATTTGCTAAGTCAAAAGACCTCATTATCTTCAAGTTCCGAAGATTCAGTTTTAGATGTAAAGTCTCCATATGTTATTTTTGTCGGCAATGAAGGATCTGAAAAACTTGAGAGTAAGATACAATCAATGCTTAGTGATGTTGGTGTAGATTCGGCACCAACTAAAGTTTTTTCTGAACTTAATGGATTCACAGTAGATATTACAGAGTCTCAAGCAGAACAACTAAAGGGTGTCGGTGGTGTAAAAAGTATTGAAAAAGATTTACCTGTTTTCTTTGAGTCTCCTGTTGCCGAGGCACTAAAGTCAAGGTCAAGGTCTAAGTTAAAAACAAAAGTCACAACATCTTCGTTGTCAAGTTACAATGATGGTTTTGCTGGCACTGGAGAATATCTCCCTTGGGGAGTTCGTGCTGTATGGCAGGGGCAAGATGTTTCTACAAAAGGAAACTTTGCGAGTGATAGTTATGTTTTTGTTATTGATACAGGTGTATCAAATACAACTGGGGATTTAAACTTAGCATCTAATAGTACTTGGCACCGCAGTTGGATTCCTGGAGCAACTCCATTTACTGATGATGACGGACACGGAACACACGTAGCGGGCACTGTTGCTGCTTTGGCAAATGGTATTGGAGTTGTTGGAGTTGCTCCAGGAGCTCAAGTAGTTTCACTGAAGGTATTTGATAGTATTGGTAGTGGGGCAAGTTATTCAACAATTATAGATGCTATCAATTACGCTGTATCAGTAATTAATACTAACGGTTTAGATAAGAATAAAGTTGTAATCAATATGAGTCTGGGTGGACCATTCAGTTCATCACTAGATAATGCGGTTAGAAATGCCGCAAATCAAGGAATTAAGTTTGCCATTGCTGCTGGAAATAGTGGTTCTGATGCTGATGGTTTCTCTCCTGCTTCTGCTGGGGACAATCCAAATGTCTTTACTGTTTCTGCTGTAGATAAGAACTATAATATGACATCCTGGTCCAACTGGGATGGAAATGACAGCGTTGACGATGTTGATGTTGCTGCCCCAGGAGCAGGTGTTCTTTCACTCTATCGTGGTGGACTTTCATACCTAAGCGGAACCTCTATGGCCGCGCCACACGTTGCTGGATTATTGTTAGCAGGTGGGGTTACTCGTGGAAGTCTTGTTAATCCTTATTACACTGGCACGGCTGACCCATTCGCTGTTGCTTCAAACACAACATCCACACCAACTCCTACCCCTAGTCCAACTCCAGTTGTTGATAAAGATTTAGTACTTTGGGGTACAACTAGAAGTGATGTAATCACAGGTGCTGGGGGTAATGATCGTCTTAGTGGAGTTCTTGCTTCTGGCACTAGTTCTTTTGCTATGGGTGGAGGACAAATTGATGAGATTACCGGTCTTGCTGGGTCTGATGTATTTGTTTTAGGTGACAGTCGTGGAGTATTCTATAATGATAGAAACTCACGTACTACTGGTACTTCAGACTATGCCTATATTAAAGATTTCAAATCTGGTGAAGATAAACTACAACTTCGTAATTCAAATTATTTCCTTGCCTCTTCTAATGGAAACTTATTTTTGTATTGGGATTCTAACTATAATGGCACTTTCCAAACAAGCGGCCGTAGCCAAGACGAACTGATTGCTGTACTGGGTGGTGTGTCTACATTAACTAACAATGATGTAACTTTCGTGTAATAATATAATAAAACTTTATAGATAGGGGAGACAACCTCCCCATTTTTTATGCCTAAGAATCAACTGACTAAAGACGAAATAAAAGTTCGTGTCTTAAAATTAAAAGACCAATTGTATAAGGACCACGTTAGACCAGAAATGGATATGAAAGGACTAGCCCATAAATATCTCAACGATGTCCTTGATATAATTGATGAGTACAGATATTGACTATGAAAACCCTTGGATGTATAATGAGGTTCCTTTTACCAGTGCTGATATTGGGGACAACTTTGGGTTTGTTTATCTCATTACCAATAAGCTCAACTCAAGACAATACATTGGTAGAAAATATTTTTGGTCGTTCAGAACGCCAAAAGGTAAAAAACGAAAAGTAAAATCTGAATCTGATTGGAAAAACTATTATGGGTCCTGTCCGGAACTTAAAGAAGACATTATCAAAACTGGTAGACAAAATTTTAGTCGAACTATCTTATCATTACATAAAACAAAGGGCAAAACAAACTTTGAGGAGACCAGACGACTCTTCACCCACAATGTCCTCACAGAAGCCCTTGACAATGGAGACCCTGCCTTCTACAATAGCAACATCCTCAACAGGTACTTCCGAAAAGATTATTATGGAAACACAGATTGAAAGTGAACCTGTGGCACAAGTTCGTGAATGGGCTGTTGAAAAAATCCAACTTCTTCACGATGCGGATAGGCATAAGAATGCTAAAGCACTTGCAGCAGAGTTTGATGAATGGATTAATATTCCTGATGGTGTAGAGGAACTTGACTATCTCTGTTTAGAAGATCAAGATTGGACTGACGAACAAGAGATTGATGTTCGGTAAACCAACTTCTTGACAAATCCTAAATACTCACTTATAATGTTAAGATTCACAACTATGTGAATCTTTTTTTATTATGAGATTTTGAGTGTGATTTAGAGCCGTGGGCGCTGCCCCTGAGAAGGGGAACTTCTCCTTTGCCTATACGGATGTAGAGTTCAATTAAATTTAGTGCAAAATTTCTTTACAGTAGCCCTGCCCCTTCTGGCAACGGTTACAACCAACGCGGCATCACTGCCATTCGTCAACTACAAGATGCAAGGTCCGCCCCCTCCAGTTCCTGGACAAGCACCTTTCTCTATCGTTAAAGAATTTGACCTTGTAGATGAAAAGAAGACAGCAATCCGAGAGGTTGCATTACCAAAGCCAAAAGAAAAAAGGCTAATTTGTAAAGGGTGTAATGAACATGAGAATGCTACCCTGGCATTTTTCCAGGAACGTGGTATTAAAGACAGAAACGCCCTTGCTACCATCATGGGTAATATTCGTCAGGAATCAACTTTTGTTCCTAACATTTGTGAAGGTGGTAGTAGAACCAGTTGGAGTAACTGCGGTGGCGGTTACGGACTGATTCAATGGACATCTGCCAACAGATATTATGGATTGGGTGATTTTGCTAAGAAGTATGGTGGTTCTCCATCATCACTTCACACGCAACTTCGTTATCTAACAAATGAAGTCCAATGGCAACAGATCGAAGACAGGATGAAAACTCCTGGCAAGTCTATCAATCGTTACATGGACTATGCGTATAGTTGGATTGGTTGGGGCCATCATGGTGCCCGCACTTCGTATGCTCATGATTATGCGTCCCGACTGATTACGGTAGAAGTTTGATACAATAAAATATAACAACTGAATAATAAATAGAGGAGAGCGGTTGCTACTCCTCTTTTTTTATGTTCAATTTTAACTTCGGTAAGAAGAGACCAGATAAGAAGCAGTTAATCATTATAAGCGCCATACTCAGCGCTATCGTAGCAACCCTCTCCCAATGCACTGGAGTGTCCCCAGAGCGTCTCTGGGACCTCCTAGACGAGGTACAGAGGGAGTTCTTCCCACAGACCATAATCAACGATGTTCTGCTCCAGGATCCTAGTGTAGTGGATAGAAGAGTTGAGAGGGATGTGGATAAAGCAATCAGAGAATATGAGGCCTTGACAAGGGACTCCGAACCACCTAGGATACCTTTGCCCAGGTTGATCGAGAAAGCTCCAGATAAAGCTTTATGTTACTCAGAAGATTGTAAGAAACTTGGAGGTGAAATGAGATTATGTGCTCCATGGGTTGACAGTTGTAAGGAAGAGGATGTAAAATAGAATACATCGGGTAGGTGTCCGAGTGGTTAATGGAGGCGGACTGTAAATCCGCTGGCTCTGCCTACGGGGGTTCAAATCCCTCCCTGCCCACCTTGACAATCAAATCCTTAACTGATATGATTGTCCCATGACTCAATAGCTCAGTTGGATAGAGCAACTGCCTTCTAAGCAGTCGGTCGTAGGTTCGAGTCCTACTTGAGTCGCCTTGTCGTTGTGGCGGAATTGGTAGACGCGCTGGGTTTAGGTTCCAGTAGATTAATCTGTGAAGGTTCAAGTCCTTTCAACGACACTTGACAATCAAACTAAAATAGTTTATGATTGTCTCAATGCGAAATTGGTGTAGTGGTAACATCCCATCCTTCCAAGTTGGTGTCACGGGTTCGAATCCC